CTACATGCTATTACAAAACTACGGTACTTAGGTCATAAAATTGTTGTGATTACAAATCAAGGCGGAATATCAAAAGGATTGTATACGTCAGATGATGTCGAAGCTGTTCACAGTCATATGTTTGATCTTTTAGCACAAGCAGGATGTCCAACTATTGATGCATTATTTTATAGCGAAAGTAGCTTGCGTAGCGACATGTATGCAAAGCCTAATACCGGTATGTTTAAACGATGTGAGAACGAAGTTAAACATATTAAATTTAAACAAGGATATTATGTTGGTGATAAAATATCTGATCTTAAAGCAGCATATAAAATGGGTGCAAGACCTGTGTTAGTACGTACAGGTTATGGTGAACAAACTATTAAAGAACTTAATAAGTTTACTAATCAAAAAATAAAGAAAAAGACTATCGTATTTGATGATCTTTTATCGTTTGCTAATTGGTTAGAATCTAAGTATGTGTAGCACCAGTTTCTAATACTATATTAAATGACAAACTAATACGATCGTTGTCAGTTTTATTTTCATTTACACCGTGATCTAAAAAGCTAGGCCACATTACAATTCTTCCTTCTTCAGGTTGAAATTGCTGTTCGTGTGCAAATGATGAACCAATTGGGTTACACTTCAATGCTTTATTAGCATTTCTAAAAACTATATTGCCATCTTCGCCGTTAGTTTTAACCCAGTACACTCCACTAATATGACTAACGCCGTGGTCGTGTATATGAGAATACAATCCTGTAGTAGTTAGTGTTAGCCAAGATGATATAATTGCAGGACGATAACGTTCACCTACATTCATATGTTGCATATAGTTTCCACAATGATGTAAAACAGACTGTTTTATATGTACCATCTTTTCAGCCTCTATTAGACAAACGCTGAAATCACCTTTATTAGATAATTGTTGTTCACTAGACTGCCAGGATGGATTTTGTCCCCAGCCATCTTCTTTGTATAATTTATTAACTACACGATTAGCATCGTATTGTGCATGTTCAAGTTCACCATCTTCTAGCTTATGTGTATATAATGGTGTTTCAAATAATGGAAGTATTTGACCTTCTATTTTAGGCTCTAGCATTGTGTTCAACCTTTACTAACATCTGTGTTTTAGGAAAATACATATAATTAATTCCTGAATTATATAATGTACGCATTGCATCATCTATTGTTTCAACTAATGGTTCACCACCTAAATTAAATGATGTATTAAACAATGCTGGTACACCTGTTTGTGATTTAAACTCATTAATTAAGTTATACCAATGTTCATTTTGTTCTTTAGTAACAGTTTGAATACGGCATGTACCGTCTACATGAATAACAGCTGGTATCTTTTCTTGAACACCTGGCTGACAATTTACAGCATACATCATACTAGGCGAATCTTCCATGCCGCGTAAATCAAACCAATCATGTACATCTTCTTGTAGTACTGATGCGGCAAAAGGCCTAAAGTATTCTCTTTTCTTAATTAAATTAACAAAGTCTTTACCATCTGGCATTGTAGCATCAAACATTAGACTTCTATTACCTAATGCCCTAGGTCCATTTTCACAGCGTTCTTGGTAAAGTGCTACAATGTTTTTGTTTCTAATAGTATCAATAACTTGTTTATAATCAACGTTATACTCTACAGTACCATTATACCTAGTAGCACATTCTACAATTTCTTCTTCTGTAATACTTTGTATAGGACCTAAAAATAAGTCTTCGTTCTTAGGTCTAACTCTGTCATCCTGTGTGAGCAAATGATAATGATATAATGCAGCCCCCATTGCTGTACCTGCATCAGTCGAAATAGGTTCAACATATAATTTAACATCCGCTGGCAAATGCTTTAGATAAAAATAGTTTGCTACACAGTTAAGTCCGTAGCCTCCACTTATTACTATATTTTTATTACCTGTTTTTTCAATCGTCTTTAATATTAAATCAAGTACTAGTTGCTGAGATTCTGTTTGCACATTATATGCCATATTTCTTCTTGACTGTAATAATGTTAAATCTTCACTATTAAGCAAGTCTTCAATTCGTTGTATTTCTTCGTCTGAAGTAGTGTCGTCTATATTTGATAAAAGCTCATTAGGATCTTGTACTCGGTCACATAACTCTGGATATAGTGCATCATTTACTTTAGCACCATTTGGATATGTAGGCATTATAACATCTCTGTTTCCACTAATACTGTCATAAATTTTTGGTGCTTTATTTGGCTCACCATAAGGAAATAATCCCATAGTCTTTCCTGCTTCGATACTGTGCCAACCACAAAACTGTGTAACAGCTTCATATGCTTTAACTATACCAGCCTTGTCATCTACTAATACTTCTATACCTTCATTGTGGTGTTCAGTTAACCAAGGTCCATTACCACCAAAGTGTTTATATAATTCAACAAAGTTATTTGGGTATGATGCATGATATGCACTTTCAACTTCCCACATTGTTTGTCCGTCATGTCTAGTAGCATATGTACCAGCGCCGTCAACAATGATAACATTTGCGGTTTCAAATCCACTTCTATAAAATGCACAAGCCGCATGACTTCTATGATGTTGTTGCCAGTATTCAACAACTTGAGGATGATTCTTAGAAGGATGCCCACCTTCAATCAGTCCTATCTTTCTCGCTAATGAAGTATACGGATCTTCTGCTGTGTAGTCTGTAATGTTTTCATCAGCATGTGTATGTGATATAACTAAGAAATCAATCTTATCAGTGTACTCTAAAATTTTAATAATACTAGCAAAAGGAGTTCCGTCATATTTTGCTCTAGTAAGGCGTTCTTCTTCAATTGCAAATACTATCTCGCCATCTTTAAGAAGACACACACCTGCATTATGTCCTCGAGCAATACCTGCTATATAACCTGTTTGTGTTGACATATATTTTCCTTTAAGAAGTAGTCTTCTTAGTTCCTAATTTAGCTTTAACGTTACTTACTATCTTATTAATAGTTTTATCATCTAACTTCATTAAATATTCGTTATTCTTTTCAATTCTAATATCGTAAGTCATGCGTATTGGAGAATACATTTTCCTTCCAACACCGTTGTCTATAATTTCTAAAGTACTACCGCTAGTATAAGATGTATTTTCTGGAAAAGTACTACCAATAACAACAGTGCCTGGCTTTTCAATTGCGTGTGCAATATGTTGTCCTACACTATCACAACCTATGAAATAATCTGCAGCATGAATAATTGCTGTCCATTGTAGCAGAGTAATTTCTTCTGGAACAACAACTCCTTTTGGTAAATTAGGTACCTTAATTTCGCCCATCATTATAACAGCATAGTCTTTGTTTAATTCTTCAACTATTTGTATAATATCTTCAGTTTCAAATGATCTGCCGCTTTCGTCTATTATATAGTTGCCTTCTGCTTTTGCTGTAGATCCAAAAGGTTGAAATACTACAAACTTATCTTTTTTAGTATGACTGTTTATTTCTTGAAGAAGATTTTGTGCAACTAATACATCTGCTTTGCTAATAAACATATTGTAATCTTTGTCAGCAGGAACTTCTTCTGGCGGAGTATCATAATTAATTAACATATCAAACGCTTGTGAAAGATTGCATTTTTGATTAAAGTAAGCATTTAGTCTATATGGCTCAGGACTTATAACTTCTCTATCTCTTAATTTTTCTATTAGGTCTGACTGATCATGTGGATAAACATTATGCATTATTGCTTTGTTTAGTAAACATATTTCTAGCCATCCTTCTACAATAATTACTACTGTTGGATCAATATGTTTGATGTGATGTTCTAGTGCAGGAATAGCAGCTAATACCCTACCTGCGCCACCATTAATGTAAAATGCTTTTTTCATTAAATTATAAATCCTCTTTGCTAATTTATAATATTTATAATGATGTTTTTTTGCTAGTGCATTAACTGGCTTACGTTAGGTCGTAAAAAAAGGCCTGTTGCCAAGCCTTTTTAAATTTAGTTATTAGCTACAACCATCTGGTAGTTGGTCAATTGCTGCTTGATCTGCGTCAGTTCTATCTGCAATCATAATAACATCAACTGCAGGGTCTTCAAACTCTATATCGCCGACAGCTTGTTGATCTGGAGATAATGGAAATCTAACTAACCAATTAGGTACATCTGCATAAGTTACTGGAAAATCACGAAGTTTTTGTCTATATGTTAACCAGGCTTCTTTTACATCGTCTGGCATATCTGGTGCAATTCTTCCATCGCTTTCTAAAAGCATGCCGTCTCTATTAGCTCTTATAAAGTCATCACTTCTTTCTTTGTATCTTTCATAATCTCTAAATTGTAGAGGTGCTGTATAATCTTCAACAATTTGTACTTCATCAAATATCATAATAATATCAGTTGGATCAGTGACTACTATATTAGGATCATCAGCAGGGCCAACACTAACTTCGTATTCTTTTGGGGTCCAATGCGAATATAAAATCATAATTTTAATATAATCTTCATCTGACTCGGGTACAAATTCAACTACTGTTTCATCTACAGCCACTGATTCTGGTGGTGGTAATTCGTCTGGTGCAAATGAATTTATTATACGACCATCTTCATTAAGATAAAGGTATAAGCTGTCTGGTCCTATGTACTCCTGAGTACTTGTTTTACCTAAAGTTCTAGTAGGTAAATACAATTCATCTGGCATAGGGTATGTAAGTATTCTTGTCATATCATTATCTCCTTAGGTGTATGTTACTTTTGCTACGCCGCCGTTGCCGAAGCTACCCCAG